CTTTAGGACTTAAAACTGTTGGTGTTGGTCACTTGATCAAGGAAGTTGATGGTGGGTTAGAGAAACTTGAAGTTGGTGATACTATCACTGATGAAAAAGTTGAAGAATTACTACTTAGCGACTTACATGAGCACCATGAAGAATGTAAGCACATGTGGGGTGAAGAAGTCTTTCATGCATTCCCAGGAGAAATCCAACATGTACTACTCAACATGATGTTTAACATGGGACAAACTAGATTATCTGGTTTCAAAAAAATGTTAGCAGCATTAGAGAAAGGTGACTATGCAGAAATGGCAGTTCAAATGATGGATTCTAAATGGGCAACTCAAGTTGGACCAAGAGCAACCAGACTCAGAGATAGAGTTGTTGCAGTTGGTAAAGCAATCGAGGAAGGAGACGAGTACTTTGCTAGTACAGGTTTCTTAGACTTTCTCGAAAGCGACCCAAGAAATCCTGTATCTATTGAGAAATCAATAGACGAAATTCCTGAAGAAAAAAGAAAAGAACTAGGATTATAATATCATGCCAAAAAGTATGAGAGATGCGATAATAGAAGCAGGTAAACTGCATTTTGAAGGACACATTAAAAAACATCAAGTAAATGTAAAGAATCTTTTACATAACTCAGTTGGGGTGGCAGAACATCCTGATCTGATGGAAACTATCGAAAAAGAACTTGAGCAGATTGCCCATTACAGGGATTTGCTCGAAGAGATAGAAAGGTTCTAAAACCCCCTTTACAACAGGAGGTTATTGTAGTACAATATACTTGATGGATTTTTATACGCATGTACATACCACTCGTGACTTAATTCTTGTTAGAGGTTATAAGGGAGGAAAGCAAGTAAAGGCAAAACTCCCTTACAAACCCACTCTATATGTCTTATCTAAAAAAGACGACTCACCTTACAAAACACTAGACGGAAGAAATCTCGAACCAATACACCTCGATAGTATGGGAGGTGCTCGAAGATTCCGTGAAAAATACTCTGGTGTAGATTCATTTGAAGTACACGGATTTGATCGTTGGGCATATACCTATATCGCTGACACATTCAAAGGTGACATAGAGTACGACCCTAATCACATTCGAGTTTGTACTCTTGACATTGAGTGTGAGTGTGAAGAGGGATTCCCTGAACCAACACTAGCAAACGAAAGAGTCAATGCTATCACATTGAAACCATTTGGTCAACCTGCTCATGTATTTGGATTTGGCGAATGGGATCATCAAAGAAACATACACTACTATCCCTGCCAATCTGAGAAAGAACTTCTAACTAAGTTCATCAAAGTTTGGCGAGAACTATCACCTGATTGTATTACAGGTTGGAATGTTGAAACCTTTGACATTGCCTATCTATGTAATCGTATTGACAAACTGTTTGGTGAGGGTGAACATAGGAAACTATCACCATGGGGATTATCTAATACCAGAGAGTGGAACTTTATGGGTGGTACTAATGTTCAGCAATCTTGGAAACTACATGGTATCACAATTCTAGATTATCTACAAATCTATAAGAAGTTCACCTACACTAATCAAGAATCTTATCGTTTAGATAACATTGCTCAGGTAGAACTTGGTGAGGGTAAATTAGATTATGAACAATCATCCCTACACTTACTATACAAGCAAGACTACATCAAGTTCCTAGAGTATAACATCAAAGATGTTGACTTGGTAGAAAGACTTGATAAGAAACTTGGTCTTATTAATCTAATCTTTGCTATGACTTATACTGCCAAGTGTAATTATGGCGATACCTTTGGTCAAGTTAGATACTGGGAAACAATCATTTATAACTTCCTAAGAGATAGGAATATACAAACACCACCACCTGCTTTAAAGACTGGCAACGATAAGAAAGGACCAATCATTGGTGCGTATGTTAAAGACCCACAAGTAGGTGGGCACAATTGGGTACTTTCCTTTGACTTAAACTCACTGTATCCTCATTTGATTATGCAGTACAATATGTCACCAGAGACTCTTACCGATAATCATGAAGATGTAACTGTTAAGAAACTACTTAATGAGCAATATGATTCCACATATATTAAACGCAAAGATGTGACAGTTGTACCTAATGGTGCAGTGTTTAGTAAGAAGAAACAAGGATTCTTACCAGAGTTAATGGAACAGTTCTACGATGAAAGGAAGTTATGGAAAGGTAGGATGATTGAAGCATCAAAGAAACTACAAGTAGAAACTGATCCTAAGAAGAAAGAAGAACTACAATCCATTATAACAATATGTCATAACAATCAGATGGTGAGAAAGATTTCTCTTAACTCAGCATATGGTGCTCTCGCAAATCAATACTTTGCTTTCTTTAACCTTAGAATCGCAGAGGGTATTACTACAGCAGGGCAGTTATCTATACAATGGATTGAGAAGAAGATTAACGAATGGTTGAACAATCTACTTAAAACTGATGACGATTATGTTATCGCAATGGATACGGATTCAGTGTATGTAAGGTTTGATGAATTGATACAGAAAGTGAATCCTAAGAACCCATTACAATTTTTAGATCAGATTGCTAAAGAAAAGATAGAACCCTTTATTGATAAGTCTTATCAAGAACTTGCCGAATATGTAAATGCTTATGATCAAAAGATGCAGATGGCAAGAGAAGTGATAGCAGACAAAGGTATCTGGACTGCAAAGAAAAGATACATTCTGAATGTACTTGATGACGAAGGAGTTCGACTTGCTCAACCTAAGTTGAAGATGATGGGTATAGAAACAGCAAAGTCGTCAACACCACTATGGGTAAGAAGAAGATTGGAACAAGGACTAAAGGTGGTCATGCAAGGTGACGAAATGGCAATACATAACTTTGTAGAAGAAAGTAGAACATTGTTTAGAGAGTTACCACCTGAAGAAGTAGCATTCCCAAGAGGTGTTAAGGGATTGATGCAGTATAAAGACAATGCTAACATTTACACAAAGAGTACACCGATTCATGTAAGAGGTTCTTTGTTGTACAATCATTATCTAAACAAAAAAGGATTAGATATGAGATACAGTTTGATAAAAAATGGTGAGAAGATCAAGTTCTGTTATCTAAAACTTCCTAACACTATTAATGAAAATGTAATTGCTTTCATTGATTTCTTGCCCAAAGAATTTGATTTACACAAGTATGTTGATTATGAAATACAGTTTCAAAAGTCTTTTGTAGAACCTCTACAGGCAATACTAGACACTATAGATTGGAATGTAGAACCAACTGCTAGTTTAGATAGTTTCTTTGCCTAAATAATTCAATTGAGGAATAATTATGTACGAATATAATGCTAAAATTTTAAAAGTGGTTGATGGTGATACAGTAGATATTGACATCGACTTAGGATTCGACATCGTTTTAAAAGACGAAAGGGTTAGACTCGCAGGTATAGATACACCTGAGAGTAGAACACGCGATCTTGAAGAAAAGAAGTTCGGATTACTATCAAAACAATTTCTTAAAGAGAGACTTGTAAAAGGGAAAACATACAAGTTGGTCACTGAGAAATACGATTCCAAAGGTAAGTTTGGTCGTATCATAGGTGACATTCATATCTTTAATGAAACTAACAAAACATGGAAATCAGTATGTCAATTATTGATTGAAAATCGTATGGCAGTACCATATCATGGACAGTCAAAAGACGACATAAAAGATTTACATGAAACTAATCGAAAGTACCTTTACGAAAAGGGTATTATAGATTAGAATATAACTATGGATCATAACTTAATAGATATAATCTTTTTTGGTTTCTGTTCAGCGATAACTGCATTACTTCTGTATATGGAGTATCAGATATCTCAGATCAAAACTATGATGGAAGAGCATATTAAGTATGATCAAAATTTATGTAATGGAGAAGTGAATGAGTTTTCTAAAAGATCTAGTAAAGGCGACAGGGAATGAGTATGCCAATGTTGTATCAGATGGCATAGAAGCAGGTGATGTTGACGGATTTGTCGACACTGGTTCTTACATTTTTAATGCCCTTTTATCAGGTTCACTGTATGGTGGACTTCCCGAAAATAAAATAA